TGTCCATAAATCGATTTCACCTAGATGATTTTGTACTAGGTCTACGTGGAAACTTTGATTAGCACCAAGATATATATGTTCGCTACCTTGGTGTTCTGCGTGTTTAATGATATCGTTTAAAGGTTGTGGGCCAACTACAAATAATGTGTCCATTCCAAAGGCAGGCGTTTTTTCTACTTCAAACCCAGTAAAAAATACTACGTTCGAACTTTCACCATCTTTATAAGCACGTTCCATTAATTGTCACTTCCTGATCCAAAATTCTCATCACCTGGAAAAGATTCTTTTGCCTCTTCTTTAACGCCTGTTATAACTTCCAAACTTGGTTTTTCTGTGCAACCAACATGGATTAAATCAACTGTCCATCCTTCTTTTAACATTCCTTGGACAACTCTAAGTCCACGTGATCGGATTGTATCTTCCCAATCTTCTACAAACTCAACACATTCCGGTTTTGTATCAAAATGTCTTGATAGCACATTAACAATTTCTTCTTGTTCTATTCCGCCTGGGTCAGTGATAGTAAACGCCAATAACAGCATAAAAGTTTTCATAAGTTTGTACCTCGTTTTGCCTAAATAATATTACTATACAGTTTATTATAACATATCTTATCCATATGTCAAGCCTTTTTTACATCTGGTGTAATTTTAATTTTGCCAATTCATCTTTGATTTTTAGTTTTAATTTTTTATGTTTAGTTAGTAAGCCTTTTGATGTCCAGCCTCTGTTGCCTTTATTATCTCTTTCTTGTTCCATTTGTTCAACTTTTCTATGTAAGTAATCAAACTCTTCTTGTAAGCGTCTTCTTTTTTTACTTTTGTTCATTCTCCAGTTCCTCTAACTTGCTTTCTTCTAACTCAAGTTCGTTATCGGCATCTTGTGTAATACCATTAATATCATCACCTTCCCAAAAAAGATTACCGAACTGTGTACTTGCGTTAATTGTCTTTTTACCTGTTGCACCTCTAGTACCAATAATAGATAACCAGAACTTATTAAATTCTTCTATTACGGCCATTGCAGTATCTTTATTATCTGTTGCAAATATCGCCTCAACAACATCTCTAAAATAAACTCTATCAAATTTTTCTTCAACTAGCATTTTTGGAATAACATTGTTATCATATTGTCTATTTGCTTCTTGTACTGCATTAATATGGTGCCAAACATTATGTCCCATTTGAATTGCATAGCTAAATGAATCCCAACTAGTTTTACCTTCTTTACCTATTTTATTTAGGTCGCCCGGTTTATAACAACAAATATCTGAAACTTTTAAACCATCTGTTATAGGAGAATCTTCAAAGTTTTTAAATATACCATCTTGTAGTACTGCATCTTTAAATGAACGAGTATCTGTAGCATACTTTTTATCATCAATACTCGGAACCATTCGATATACCCATTTAGATCTATCTTCTGTTTCTGTTTGAATATAAACTTGCCCATTTGCAGTTGCTAAGAAAGGACTTGCACAATCAAATGTAACTGTATAGTTTGGATTATGGTATTTACGAACTGCTCTTTGTATGTCAGTCAGTAAGGCCGCCCATTCAAGTTTAGATGTACCTAAGAAGTGCATAAAGTCATGCTTACCTGTTTCTAATAGTCCATCAAAACGTAATGCTACAATTCTTTTTAGTACTAGGTGTATGTCACACATATTTTGGCCACCCATTGACCAACCTCTAAAATGATCACTATATTTTGTAGGATCACAATAATCTTTCATTTGCTGATACCAATCTTCTGCATCAGCATGGTTTTCGCCTTGTAAAACATTTAAGAATTTACAATTACCATTTTGATTTTTCATAAAGTAATCGTTATTAATGCGTGTTGCATTAACGGCATCTTGATAATTGTCAATTCCTGTTGCTTTTGCTCCAGCTGGCGAACGTGATACCCAAGCTGGAATATCTAATATCATTCCATAATCCATATATGCGTCCATCCAAGTTAAAACTTGTTCACGTTTCTTTTTAGCTTTAGGACAGCTAGGATCTTTCCAATCACCTTCCCAAACACCTTTACCTATTTGGAAACCACCTGAGTCACCAAGTAGCCAACTATTATTACGATCCCTATTACGGATCATATCTTCTTTAGGTGAATGTTTGTTTACATCTAGTTCGGCATGACCTGCACTATATAAACTCCAATGATAATTGAATAAACCTTTTTGTGGGTTTAGCCAGTTCATACTTTCTACATCGTTTGGAAAGTTCGACGGTACTCTTGTTTTATCAACGTATTCGTCATGACGTTGTTTTCCTATATAAGTTGCAAAGAAGCCACTTATTGCTGGAAGAAAGATTGCATAATCTTTTTGTGCAGTTGTAAGATCTTTATTCACACATTCCCCCTACTTAGATTGTGCAGGTAAAATATAATTATATTCCGTTAATCCTGAATCAACACTAATTTGCATAGCCCCTTGATCGGAAATTTTCATTGTTTGTTTTCCATCAAGACTTAATATAGCTTGTACTTGTGCTACTGGCCAACTCCAAGAATGTTTTAATTCGTTTACAACTCCTGTATGTTGGAATACAAATGATCCTGCGTGTGTTGAATGATCACCAAAGTAAAATACTAATGTATTATTTTCTGTTTTAACTGTAAAAACAGTTTCTTCTGCGTGTGCGGCACTTTGCAATTTCATTCTATTGATTGCCGCCATACTTGGTTCAAATTCTACTTCCCAAGTTGCACCTTTGAACTTAACAGATTTTAATTTCTCATTAATAATCTCGCTGTTCATAAAACGATAATCATTTTGGAAATCACCTGCTTCATTTTCAAAGTGAATATGTGTCGGAATAGTTACTCCGTTTCTATCTGCTTTTTCTACAGATAGTTTTGCATTTTTTTGATATTCCGGATTCTTTAAATGCAAAGCTAACTTATCTAAATTAGGCATACCAAATGTTTCTTTAAATTCAGAAACTGGTGTTTTAGTTGTTGCTGATAAAATTACAGAACGATCCTCAGCCATACTCTCGATAGTTGTACTTTGGTCGTCGCCTGTAACTTTAACTAGATTAAGAAATCCTAGCGAATGTGTATGGGCAACGATATCTTGTAAGATGTCTTTCATACGTTTTTCTCCATTAAATGTTTATTATATGATTGTTTTAATACAAAGTCAAGCATTTTTTTGTAGTCCTCGCTCATTAAAGTACTCAAATATATCAAGGGTAGGTTTCCACCCTGATTTTTTTAGTCTTGTAATATCGGCTTGGTTATCTAGACGCTCATGCTTGTCGCCAATTTGTTGTTTAGGATACAAACCTAAATGGTCTGTAATATCTTTCAATTTGTGTGATTTACCTGTGCCCAAATCAAATACACCTGTTAATCTTTTATTCATTAAATGAATTAAAGCATCACAAATGTCGCTAACGTGTATAAAATCTCGTTTATGGTTTATATTAATGTAGTCAATTTCGCGTCTAAGAAGTTTTGGTATAAACATATTTGGCCTAGGTTCTTGGTCTCCATTGTATATAGTTGTAAAACGTAATCCTAATGATGAACGTGGCGCAATCTTTTCAATTGTATGTTTTGATAAAGCATAAGGATTCCTCCAAGGTTCTTTTGCAGTACTTGAACTTGCATATATAATCCTTGCTTTTGGAAATGCCTCAAATAATCTTTTTGATGCTATCACATTATGTTCCCAATATTCTTTTGGATGTGTAAGACTACGTCTGACACCGCTCTTTCCAGCTAAATGAAATATTACATCTACATCATAATCTAAATCACAAGTTCTAAGGTCTTGTCCGTCTAGTAAATCTAATGTGTGTATTTCGTGGTCGTATAATAATCTTATTCGTAGTTCTTCACCAACCATTCCACGACTGCCTGTTATTAATATTTTTTTTGAGTGAATATCTTTAACCATTTATTAAATAAAATTGGCTTATTGCGTATCTGCCAAATGTTTCCTTTGTTACTTCAGTATCTAAAATTTCATGTAATTCAAATCCAGGAAATAGAATCATACTATTATTCATCATTAATGGTGTGTAATTATATTGTTTAAAAAATAAATTACCACCTGTAAATTGCTTTGGTTCTTTCCATAAGCAAATAGTTGAACTTAAAACACTAACATCACGATGATCTTTATAGTTGCTTTGTGTTGGATAGTAATTAAGTAATGTATAATCTAGATTACATACGTTTAAGTATTTAGAAAAGATATTTTCTTTTAATTGTCCAAGTTTTTCTAAATCAAATATTTTTCTAGATATAGATAATATATTACTTTCATTACGTCTATTTTCATATTCGTGATCTAAATAAAGTCCACGTTTTAACATCGATGCTCTTGGGTCTCCTGTAACTTCAGGACCTTCGAGCTTAGAATGTAAAGTTTCTAATTCATCCCAAATAAGTTCACGTTCTTCAGGTGTAAAGTAATCATGAATAATTGTATGGTAAAAAGGTGTTTTATTATTTTCAACTATCATTCGTTACTCTTTTTCTTAAATCAGTACTAGAGAATCTATGATTACGTTTATTATAATAATGCTCTATTCCTAAACGTTCACCTGTTGCTTTACCACTAAAATCTTTACCTTCATATTCAACACCAAGGATACGTATATTAATACCGTTACGTAATAAAAGGATATCATCTATATCTGTTTCTTTAACATAGGGAATAATTTCATTAACATAACGTACACCTTTTAATTGCGTGTATCGTTCAACTATAGTTTGAATAGGTTTATTTTTTTCTGGTCTATCTATTGTTGGATCAACTTGTAACCCAGCAATAAGATAATCGCATTGTTCTCTTGCTTCACGCAACATAGCAATATGTCCTGCGTGTAATAAATCAAATGTACTAAATGTTATACCAATTTTCATTAAAATTTACTCGTTAGTTCTGTTACTAATTGGTACTTGTTTGCAACATTAGATAAATCTTCTCCATCTCTAAAAGATTGTTTATCTAATTGTTTTTTAGAATTTCCGCCAGGCCAAATACGCCAACTATCATTATCAACAACATCTGATAATACTAAAAGACTATCTTTAGGATGTCCAAAAACTCGCCATCCTAATTCAAATTTTATATCTACTAGATGTACAGGTCCGTCAACTGTACGAATTTCCTTCCAACTATTTTCTATAGCTTCAAAGGCAGGAATAACAATTTTATTAATTGCAGTCTCTAATTCACTGTCACGAAGTAAGACTTCAGTAGTCATTAAAGGTTCACCTTTAATAGGATCTTTTGCAGAATACAGTCCCCATTCATCATCAGTAATTTTAATATAAGGATCTGTATATACACCGTCAGCCCATGAACCATCTATTAGATATTTTTCTCTAGCTTCATTCTCATCCATTTGTGTAGGTGTAGTTACCCATGGAGGCATTACAACAGAATGTTTATGAAAAATTTCCCATACCGGAGTTTCAAAACGTTTTACGTCAGGACCATAGCCAACATCTAATGGTGCAGGGTTACGTTTTAAGTAACTACCAAAAGCATAACGTCTAACAACAAATTCAAGTGGAATCATTTCACACTCATGATGAATCATAGTATTTGGTTTTGATTGTTCAATAAAAGATGTAGGAATATTATTCTTTTCAAGCATCTTAAATACGTTCGATGCTTGTTTTGTTTTTTGTATTCCTATATCAGTAAGTTCTTCTTTTTTAGCGGCATCGCCACCTGTTAAAAAATCTTTTGCTATCATATTAACTGTAAAAGGCTTATCACCTTTTGTAATTAATTTTGTTTTACCTTCAACTACTAAAGTACCCATTATTTTAAGTCTCCTTTCGACACTTTTAGATAACATAAATCTCTTGCTCCATAAGAAATCATATAGTCTGCTCCAGCTCGTTTAAATATTTTGTATGTTTCTAATAAACTACCAGGCGCACCTATACCTAAGTATTCTCCTGAGGTTTGAAACACCCCACAAGGTTTGTTTGTAGCATTTTTGATATCACGAATTAAATCTATACTCGTCATACCAGGTTTAACCATTAATTCATCTGCACCATCATTAGCATAGTCAATTGAACGTTGGATAGCATCTGCTCTCGATGATACATCTAACTGATAAGGTCTTTCGATACCCTTTTCAATTCCCATTACGTTTCGCCATCCGCCGTAAAAAGTAGAGCGAAACTTTGTACTATAACTCATTACTGGAATATTACCATCTTTAATATTTTTAATATTCTTAACAGTATTAAGTTGACAATCACTTGGTGCAATCGTGGCACCAGAGGCTGTATAAATTGCTTTTGCTTGTTCTAATAATAATTGGTCTGTACGTTCTTGATCATTTGTTATGCAACAATGCCCATCTTTGGTATATGCACATAAACAAACATCTACATTTAGTTTAATTGGTAATGTAGAAAGACTAGCGGCAGTTACACATACTTGATCAAATTTATGTTCGTCGATACCTTCGCCTTGCCTCCAAGTATCTGCTTTTTCACCTAATTTAAATTCTGGAATATAAAATAAAAGAAATTCTTTAACACCTAAATCAATATCTTTTTGTACTCGCTCGTTAATTTCCTTCCAAGCATTATAAATTTTATTATTCTTGCCTAAACCGGTGTCTTTAGTTTCAACACCAGCAAAAATAGGCTGTATCAATCTCATCTCTTTATTCCAAAATGCTTATATGTTTGTTGGACGCACTTGGCTTGATAGTAAGAATCCGCTAAGGCGTTGTGTGCGTCGCTCTGTATAGCTTTACGAGGGTCTTTAGGCATCATTGCAAACAATGTACGACTATCACGTATTTGCCAAAAGTTCCAAGGTACTGGCTGACCTAGTTGTTCATATAAGTTTTCTAACATACCAAAATCAAACATAGGCCCTTGAGCCCACAAATAATCTAAACCAACACACCATTTATTTAGGCGTTTAGTAAAGTCACGTAGGTCAACTCTGTCTTCATCACCTAGGGCTTCGTCTCTTATACTTGCTTTTTGTTTAGCCCACCAGTTTAATGTACCTTGGTCAATTGTGCGACCTATTTCAGTTTGGTCATCTACATTAATACGTAGGTATAATCCATCATGAGGCTCGTCATCAGTAAAAGGATTAAATTTAATTGCTCCAACTGTTAATATAGCAGAGTTAGGTTTAACTCCTAATGTTTCTAAGTCTATCATTCCATGCATTATTTTTCTCCATCTCCAAAATCAAACAATGTTTGGAAAGTATTATGTTGTAGTGTACTTGCAACATCCCAGTTCAATACACCAATTAAGTTACCTAGTTTATTATCAATAATAGTTTCTTCCATAGATTCATTATCAAATGGAAGTTCTTTAAACCAGTTAGGTAAACGTAATTCATCTGTAGGGTATGCAACACTTGTATAACCTAATGGATTTTGTTTTAATTTGCAAACAATAACTTTCATACCATCTACAATTGTTTGACTATATTTGTCTCCATTCATTCGTTTTAATGTATTCCAATTAATACTTGCTCGAACGTGTCCGGGCATATTTGCTTTACCTTGCTTTTCCTCTTTACGTTGATATTCACCGATTTTATTAGCACGTTTAGGAGAGCCTTTTTCATATCCAGGACGTAATTTAAATTCTGTTCTAAATTCTGTAATACGTTCTAATACTTCAGCTTCTGTTTTATCAGTTAATACCATGTGTAATATTTCAGCTAAAAAGTTCTGCATAAACACAGGAGTATCTGAACGTTTAAGATCTAAACCCATAGCTTTGACTTTGCCTGGCTTGCCGTCTACATCTTTACGTTCACCTTCATCATCATATATTAATGCCGCATAACGTTTCTTTGTAATATATAAGCCATTTTCTGCAACCATTTCTCTACCTGCCGCAATTACATCTGCACGAGTCTTTGGACAATGAAATGCTTTGCCCATAAATTCGATAAACGTCTTATTAACTTCATCTGCTACTTGATCATATAATTTAATAACACTTTCTTTTGTCCAAGGTAATTTACCTGTTTCAATTTCTTTTTTCAATACAGGAAAAGCACTAAAGTATACAGAATCTGTATCTCCGTATATTACACTATCACCTACATGATCGTATTGGCCTGTAATAACTTTGTTAGCTTCAGCCGCCATATGTTTTGCAATTTGTCTTCCAGTTAATGTAGTTGATTGTCCAATACGTTTGTCAAAGAATCTACAACCAGGATTTAATATTGCACCATATAAACTATTTAGGTTAATCTTTTTAACAAGTTGCCTTTTATCCCAGAAGTCTATTTCAATTTTATTACCGGCGTTGATTGCTTTTTGTTTCATTTCTTGCAGTTCTTTACGTTCTGCATACCAACGTTTTAATAGTCCAGGTATAACACCATCAAATTCGTTTGTTAGAATAGTACCATTTGCTGTTAACATCCAAGGTTTACGGCTATCAAATATTAATTTGTAAACTTGATATGCACTCATTATTTCAGTATCTTCGTTTTCCCAATCAATAGTAATGTCAATATCTTTACGTTGTTCCATTACTGCTTCGTATTCTAATGTGCCAAAGCGACCTTCCCATGCACCTGCAAATGATTTTTTCTGTAATGTCATTGCTTCTTCGACCATTGCATCTGTATCTGTTGGTCTTAATTGTCCTACAATAGTTGCTGGGTCCATATTCAATGCTCTAATAACAGACGGATATAGTGAATTTAAATCCATTGATCCAATCCACTTATGTAATCCTTTTTTAGGAAATGCCACATAAGCACCAGCCGCCGCAGTAGTACCTGGTTCACGTTTTATTCTATTAGGTACTTGTAATCCTCTACCGTGTGCTTCGTTAATAATTGCTTGTTCAGTAACTGCTACTGCACCCATTGTAGTTTGCAGTAATACAGTATTTGCGTGTGCTAGTTCATTACTAAGATCGATAAACTTTAATTTTTTATCTAGTTTATCTAATAATGCAACATCTTGTCTATTATATTCAATAAACTTTTTAAAATCGTTTTTATAAAGTTCGTCTAATGTACCTTCATAAACTGTTTTTGTTTCACCTATTTCTGCTTCACCAATAGCATCTAATCTATAAGAATGTGTTTCAGAATATGTATATTTCCTATACAGTTCTAAACTATCTAAATGTACACGACCTACTAAATCATATGTTTCAAGTTTACGCCCATATTTTTCATATTCACGTTTCTTTGGAAGTTGTTTCCAAAGACAAAAGCGTCTTGTATCATCTTTGCTTAATATTCTGCTTACTCTATTAATTGTATATGGAATGTCATAACCTTCTGAATTCCAACCACTTATTATATCAGCATCTTCAATTAAATCAAGAAATGTTTTTAACATCTCTTCTTCTTTTTCAAATAAATGTGTGTTAGGAAATTCTTTAGTTTGTTCTTTAGCTTCATCCATTGTAATTGTTTTAGGAGGAACTGCTAATGTAACAAGTGTATCCATCCATTGTAAATGTACACTAATTGCAGTTATCGGCATAAACGGATCTGATGGATCAGCAAAGCCACGTTCAGGATCAAAGTCTGTTTCTATATCCCAAAATGCTACATTAAGTTTAGGTGCATCTTGATTAAGATAGTTTTCACTTAAACATTGAAAGATTGGATTTACATCACTTTCAAATAATGTTTTTGTATTGTTTATTGCAAGTTCTTTACGAAAGTCTTTAGTTGACTTAGATACTATTCTATTTAAAGGATCACCATAAATGCTTTTATGCTTACCGCGAGGATCTTTATAATAAAATGTATATTTTATAGGATATTCTGTGAAATGACGTTTGCCTTCTTTTCGTTCTACTACACGAATTATATCAGCATCACGATCAAACATAGCATCTACATAACTCATGAAGATGCCTCGCTTTTATTTTCTAATTCCACGTGGTCCGTACCAAAAGTATTCTCTATCATTTATCGCCTTATCATCTATCCATAAATCGTAATGGGGTTTTCCCATTTTAATTGTTGTAAATTTAACTCCCCAGCCTTTTAATTGTGCCTCTGTAAACTCTTGCCAATCTATACCAGAATTTGCACCTCTGGCAGTCCAATAATGTAGTTCATTTCCTTCGTCATAGAGTTTATTTAAAATCTCTATGCGTCCTTCATTTGGCTTACTTTCTTTATAATTACTTCCGTCAGTATAACATATTGTTCCGTCTATGTCTACCATATAGATCATAAAAATAACTTCCAAATTGCAATTCCGTTCATGAGTGTAAACCATGAACATAATAGTATTACAAATGCCGCCTTTCGTATAACTGCACTAATCACTCCTAAAATAGAACCAACAAAATACATTGGTATAAAAATTTTAGTTGCAGGATTTAATACAGTAAACGTTAGTATTGCACTTGCGGATATTAAAAATGTTGCCTCAGCCATTTCACAATAGAAAGCTGTCGGACTTAACCTATGACTTTCTTTTACGAATTGTTTTACTTTACTAAAACTAATCACTTATCTTTGCCGAGTGTGACTATTAATGTCTCCAAATCTTCAAATGCGTCTGCGTGTGCTGACCAATCTCTTTTATGAGCAATTTTAATTGCTTTATTAATTAGAGCTGGCTTCATATCCAATTCTTCTGCTACTGCTTTTACTGTATCTTTAAGACCAGCTTGTAGGTCTTCAACTTCTTGAAGAACAGTACTACCTTCGTTTACCAATCTTGTTAGTTTGTCCTTTTCGTCAGGACCATATACTCGATCACTCATTCTTTACCTCCAATTAAGTGTTTATTATAATACATTGTGTATCTTTTGTCAAGTCTTTTATCGTGCTTGATCTAATTTAATGGTTATATTTCCAGATATAACTACTCTATTATGTCTACATTCTTGTTTTGGTACATAATGTGAAACTGCTCCAGGAAATATAATTATTAAACCAGTATTTGGTTTAATGGCTCTACCTGCTCCAGGAAACACTAAAGGAGAACATTTTGGACAAGCATCTACATAATACACAAATGACCAAAGTGATGGCCAATGAGCGTGTGGATCAGTCCTTTCTCCAGGTTTATAAATTGCACCCCATGAGTCAGTACAATATGTTTCTCCTGTAGGATAAGGATCAACTTCTTTTTTAAGTGTTTCTATTGCAAATTCAATTATTAGCTTAAAGTATTCGTTTTTATACATATCCCAAGTAGTCATATGAGCTTTAACATTCGTTTCATATTTTTGTTGGTCACCTTGCTCTTGTATAATATTTGTTAATATTGGTTTCATACTTTCAGCATTAGGATATACGTTTGTATGTACAGCCATTGGTTCTGTAAATAAGATTCGTTCTGTGTTTAAGTTAGTCATATGTTACTCAAGACGATGTTTTATTACTATATTACCTGCTATTGATATTCTATTATGATCACATTTTTGTGGCGGAACACCATGAGCCACCCAGCCTGGAAAAATAATTAATAATCCTGTAACAGGACTATGCATATTTGCATTTATACAAGTAGGAAATACTATTGGCGCACATTTATTACAAGCGTCTACATAATATACAAATGACCAAGTTGCAGGCCAGTGGGAGTGTGGTTCTAATCCACTTGTCCAAGTTTCTGTACTAGTATCTGGTTTGTATAACACACCCCAAGCATCGAGTATATAAGGATTATTATTAGCTTTGTCTATATTAGGAAACAATGGTACAGTTTCTTTTATTGTTTGTAAAGCAAAGTCAGTTATTTTTTTAAAATCTTCATGTTCTTCAAATAATCTACGAAACGAATCCGGTTTCGGCCCTGAATTTTCTACTGAATTTACAAAAGTAAGTTGTTGAGGTTCTTTATGATATTGTTGTTCTGCTTCGTCATATTTTAATATGAGTTCTGATAAAATTGGTTTTACTAATTCAGCATCAGGGTATTGAGCTGTAATAACTTCGCCACTTTCTTGAAATTGTTTTGTAACAGTTTGAATCATAATTTTATTGCTACGTTTCCTGCTATTGATATTCTATCATGTTCGCACTTATGCGGAGCAACGCTATGTGTTACCCATCCTGGAAATATAACTATATCTCCTGTTTTTGATTTAATTGCATTTGGACCATTACAATTAGAAAACATTAATGGTGAACAATTTTCACAAGCATCAATATAATATGTAAAAGTCCACGTTGCTGGTATGTGTCTATGTGGATGTAATCTTGGCGTATTAGTTATACCTTCTCCTTTAGATAAAAAAGATTTATTTAATACACCCCAAGCATTAATTACATAAGGTTCAACAGGCCATGATGTAATTTCATCAGCATTATGTTTATATGTTTCTATATCTGGAAACGTTGGTACAAGTTCTTTGATAGTTTCTAATGCAAAATCGACTATTTTCTTAAAAGATTCGTCTTTAAGCATCACTTCTATTGGATCCAAGGGTACTAACGGTGCCCAAGAACCTATTTCCCTTTTGCTATAATCCTTTATTAATTGTGTTAAGAAAGGTTTTACTTCTTCAGGGTTAGAATAAGTGTTTTGAAAAACTTCACCAATTTCAGTGAATTCTTTTTTTGTTAATGCTGACATTAACAATACTTATGTAATGCTATTGTCCTTAGATTCGTCTTCCGACTTGTATTGCCAATCGTCAGTATGTCCTACGGTCCATTTATCAGTATTTTCAACTTTATAGTTTTGACTGCAAACCTTAAAATCACACGGAAGCGTTTTATCTGGAATTCTCGCTCAGAAATATCATTTATCAAACAATATCCTGCTACATGATCAAGAGCATTGTTTTGATCTACATATTTGGCTGGTTTACCTATCACAACACCAAGTTCAACTTCCCAGTCAGTTTTTGTTGAATTACGGGGAATAACAACATCATCATTTGGTCCGCAGATTGCGCTGTTGAACTTGGCAAAAATTATAGGTTCCGGTGGTACAGTTCCGCCTGTTTCCTCTGCATGATCTGAATAATTAAGGCCGATGCAGATGAATTTACCTATCTTGCCTATGCAAGGCCCCAGGCGAGGCTCATCATTAACTTCAGGAAGTGATGATGTATCTGTATTACGCAATTTTTCCAGGTTTTCCGGTAAAAGAGTTTCCTCAGAAATATCGCCAACCAGCCCAGAAAGGTCTCGGATAGTTCCAGAATCATCAAGTAATCCCGGTTTTTCTTTTCCGGGGCTTCCAAATCTTAGTAATTTCATTTTTTTCAAAATCTATTGTGTTAAATGAATTTCCGGAATATCTTGACATTCCAGGAAAATTCAAGCAGTTGTTACATTGACTCTTAGAAA